CAAGATCCTTGGCCGGCACAGGAACGACCCGCGCGGCTCGGTCGACGTGCCGTTCCTCTTCAACCACGACGCCAGCTTCATCACCGGCCGGACGAGTAACGGCCGGCTGACGCTGGAGAAGACGCCGAAGGGGCTCGGCTACACGCACGATCCGCTGATGACCACGCAAGGGCGTGATCTCCTGCTGATGGTCGAGGACCGCACGATCTACGGGGCCAGCTTCGCGTTCTCGGTTCAGCCGAACGGGGAGCAGTGGACCGAAGACGGCAAGGGCGGCGTCCTCCGGACGATCGTTGAGGCCGACGGGCTCTATGACATCAGCGCCGTGACTCGCGCCGCCTACCCGACGGCATCGGTCGGCATGCGGTCGCTCGACGCCTGGAAAGCCGCCCGCGGCGTCGTGGCCGCCAGGGCCGAAGGCAATCTCACCGTGTCGCTCGACTTCGACGGCACGTTCACGGCAGCTCCTGGCCTGTGGCGATCATTCATTCAGGATGCCACGGCCCGCGGCACGAAGGTCGTGTGCATCACTCGCCGCGAGGACACCGACGAGAACCGCTCGCAGCTCCTGGCGGCGTTCGGCGACGTGTACGCCGCGCTCGATCGCGTCGTGATGTGCGGGGCTGCCACGCAGAAGCGTGACGCGGCCGCCGCCGCCGGCCTCGAGGTGGACATCTGGATCGACGACAGCCCCGAGAAGATCCCGGCGGCCGGCGGCGATCCGGTCGGCACTCGTGCGGTGAAGGTCTCAACGCTGGCAGGCCAGAAGGCAGCCGCCGCCGCGGCGGCGATGCGTCTCCATGCGAGGTGACATGAGCGAACCAGCCGTGTGCCGCCGATGCGGAGCCCGGATGCGTGTCGTCCGGTCCCGAGCATGCGGCGATCAGCAGCATCAGTACCTGACCTGCACGACGTGCGAGGCAAAGCGGTCGCGTGTGGTCGATGCACGAAGTGTCTGGAGACGCAAACGATGAGCCCTGACCAACTCCAAGCCGCCGTCCTGGCTCTGATCGCCGGTGCCCGGCTCAAGGCCGCCGGCGGGCTCACCGTCAGCGAGTTCGGCTCGCTCGTCGTCGAGGTGGTCCGCCTGGCGGTGGCCGGGCTCGACACGATTTCCGGCATGGACGGGGCCGCCAAGAAGGCGTGGGCGATCGCGTGCGTCGGCACGCTGTTCGACGCGGTGGCCGATAGTTGCGTGCCGACGCTGGCATGGCCAGTGTGGTTCATCCTGCGTCCGGCCATTCGCACGCTCGTCCTCTCGGCTGCCGGCGGGGCGCTCGAGCAGATCCTTGTCCTGACCCGCGCCGCCGCCCCGGAGCCGACCGCATGACCACCGCCCTGGTTCTCGCCGCCGCCGCGGTGGCCTACCTGCTGTGGGCTCGCCCGGTTGCCACTGCGGGCCTGCCGCCGCTGTCGCCGCTCCCGGCACCGCTGGTGCCACTGGCCGCCCCGTCGTCCGGACCGCACCCGTTGACGCTCCTGGCGATCCTCGCCGCTGGGGCAATGGTGGCTTTCGCAATTCGGGAAACGCGAACACCATCCCCGGCCCCTGGCCCCGCGCCGGTGGTCGGGCTTGATCTCCGAGGCCGGTTCGTCGGGCCGGATGCCGCCGCCGATGCCGCCACCACGGCCGCCCTCCTCGAGGAACTGGCTTCCCAGATCGAGTGGGATGGCCAGCAGACCGAGCCGCGCCTCCGCACCGGGGCCGCGTTCGACGATCTTCGAAGATCGGCTCGGGAACTTCGAACACGGGGCGTCTCGCTCGGGGCTCGGCAGCCTGCGGTGAGGGACGCGATCAAGGCGTACCTCGACGCCGAGGTCGGCACGGAAGGCGGACCCGTCGATGTCGCAGGCCGCGCCCGGTGGGTCAAGGGGCTGCGCGATGTGTCGGCTGCGTCCCTCGCGGCTGTGTCGAGCGGTCCCAAGGCAACATCGGACGCAGAACAGGCTGCCAAGGCCGACTCGTTCATTCAGTTGATGCAAGTCTGCCTTGTCGCCCTGATCGCCCTGGGGGCCGTCGCCATGTGGAGGTCCGCATGACCATCTTCAAAGAAGTCGCCTGCTGTGCCGCCTACTTCTTCGTGATCCTCGTCGGCTGGCCGCTGTCGTTTGTCGCTGCCGTCCTTGCCCATGCGGCCGACTGGCTCGATGACCTCTCGTACAAACTCCTCGACGGGTGGCTTCCATGACCGCACGCCAACGCACCGTCTGGACATGGTCAGCCGTCGGCTTCGTCGTGTTTGCGGCGATCGTCGGCGCGCTCGTCGAGCGAGCCACGCACCGGATCGCCGCGCGGGTGGAAAGCCGGTTCGGGTACACGCCCGATCCGGAAGGGCTCCGTCAGGTCATGGCCGAGTTCGGCCCAGCCGGGCGCTTCTCCGCCGCCGGTGCCGAGGCGATCGAGAAGGCCGAGCACAAAGACACCTTCCTCTACCGATCGGCCTACAAGGCTCACCAAGCCGTTTACCACGAGCCGTGGGTCGTCGGCCGGCAGGGGATCGGTGACTGCGTCTCCTGGGGCTGGAGCCACGCCGTGTGGATCGCCCTCTGCTGCGACTGGGAGACGGGCCGTCTCGCCAATCCTCCGCCAATGGTCGCCACCGAGAGCATCTACGGAGGCTCCCGCGTCGAGGCTCGGGGCCGTCCGGGTGACGGGCGGAATCCGGTCGGCGGATACTCCGACGGCTCCTACGGGGCCGCCGCGGCCCGGTGGGTGCGGGACTGGGGCGTGATCTTCCGCCAGGAGGTCGGCGGTCACGATCTCCGCGTCTACTCCGCCGACACGGCAAAGGCATGGGGCGCGTTCGGAAACGGCGGGCAAGGTGACACCGGCAAGCTCGACGAGATCGCCAAGCTCCATCCGGCCAAGCATGTGGCCGCGGTCGGATCGTTTTCCGAGGCTGCCGCCGCGATCGAGAGCGGCTACCCGGTGGCCGTCTGCTCCGGGCAGGGCTTCGCCAACGTCCGAGACGCCAACGGATTCGCCGCCGCGTCCGGCTCGTGGGCACATTGCATGGTGTTCATCGCCGTTCGCTACGCCGCCAACGGCTCGCCGGAAGACGGGCTTCTCTGCCTCAACTCGTGGGGGCCGACATGGATCTCCGGCCCGTCGTGGCCGGGCGATATGCCAGCGGGCTCGTTCTGGGTGCGCCGCTCCGTGGTGGACCGGATGCTCGGCGGCGAGAACACAGACAGCTTTGCCGTCGGCTCCGTAGGCGGCCTCGGCCATCGCCCCCTCGACAACGGCAACTGGCTTCAGCCCGCCCCCGCCGCCGCCATCCCGCAGCCCGCCCGCCTGATCGCTGACGTTTACTCCCTCGCTCCCTGAGGCCGCCATGCTGATCGACCGCAAGCTCGTCGCCATCGTCGCCGTCTGTCTCGTCCTCGGGTGGTGGCTCGGCTCCTCGCCGTCGTCACCGATCAACCCGACGCCGCAGCGGCCGGTCCTACAGGCCGTCGGCCGGCTGGCTCGGATCGCCGCGCGGCTCGGACTGTGGGCCGCGCTCGCCGCCGAGCCCGCACCGCCGCGGGCCGACGGCCGGCAGCTCGTTCACGCGCCGGCGGTTGATGCCGACGGGCATCGTGTCGTGAATCATGGGGAGGGCTGGTGATGGCCGCCTTCTTCGGAATCCTGCTGGTGGCACTTCTCCCGATGCAGAATCGGGAATTGCCGCTCAGGCCCGGAGATGCTGTCACGGTTCACATTCCCTACGAAGGCCAGAGGCGCTTCGTCGTCCGCGACATGGGCTGGGGATGGATGCTCGAAAGCCCGGATGGAATGGTTTGGAACATGCACGCCCTCGGACGGCACCGCTGGGAGAAAACCAAATGAAGCCCATCGACAGTCGCTGGAAGATCGCCGCCGGAATCGTCGTCCTGCTGTGGGTCGCTCGGCCCGTTCCGGGCATTATCGCCTACCGGCTTGATTCCCATGAGTGGATGCTGTGGTGGATGAAGATCATCGCGCCGACCCTTGCCGGTGGCGGGCTAACGATGACCTCTCCGCTGTGGTGGATGTTCCTTGAGGTGCCCATCGGCTGCATGGTTGGGGCTGGCATGATCGTTGACGGACTCAAGGGGAAAACGAAGTGACCCTCTACCGCTCCCTCCTCGCCTTCCTCGCCAGCCTATCCGCCGATCAGGCGGAGATCGACCGCGAGCCGCCGCGCGCCGCCGCGGCCGTCGCCGCGGCTTACGCCTCGCTCGCCCCGGAGGTGGCACCAACGCCGCCCCCGGCACCGGCGAAGTGTGGCTGCGGGGGGAAGTGCCAGGGGGGCATCTATCGACCGGACGGCCGCATCGAAATGAAGTGCGAGTCGGGATGCCCGTGTGGCTGTCGCAAAAGCGCCGGCCCCGTTCGCTGAACGGCAATGCCCGCGGGCTGCCTTCGCGCGGGGCCGGCGTCTTGCGCTTCGATAGCACCACACAATTCACAGGGCTCGGCGGCTCTCCGTAGTGTCGATGCGTGCAGTGATCGCACGTCCACCGACACACGAGGTATCCCATGTCCGCCCGACGCCAGCTCCTTCAGGACGAGGCCGCGAAGATCTCGACCGAGATCGAGAGCCTCCGCGCTCTTTCCCCCGACACTCCCGAAGAGTGCGCGACGGTCGAGCTGCGTCTCGGCGAGCTCGCCACCCGCGCCGATGAGATCGCCCCGAAGCTCGCCGCCGAGAACGCCCT